GACGACGTATGAGTGAGAAAGATCAATTTCTAACTCAAGAAAGTCTATAACAACAAAAAAGAAAACCCGGCCTCCTATAAAGGATAGCCGGGTTTTTTATTTCCAGCCTAATTCTAAGGCTGTTTTTAATCGATGACAATTAGCACAAAGCGTCTGTAGATTTTCTATATTATTATTTAAATGGTTACCATCAATATGGTCAACATCTAATTGAGAAAAGTGTTTTGGTATAAAACCACAAGTATTACAAATATCTTTTTTATGTTTTTTATACGGGAATCTTTTTTCTTCTGCCCTTTTAATTTGATTTTTGACATCTCCTTTTGAATGCCCTAGATATTTTATACCCCATTTCCTATAACATATTTTAGAACAAAATAATTTATCCCTTCTATTAGGTTTAAAAGATTTATTACATTGTTTACAATTTCGTTCATCATATTCTACGGGAACATATTTCATTGCTAGGGGGCTTTCTTTTTATGTGAATGACAAAATATGAATTTGTATCACTGATAAACTAATTGTAATTTTCCATCGTAGTTGGTGTTCTTCTTTTGGAAGTTCTTTGTCTAAATTGAAACTTTCATGCTCAATTCCGAAGACAATACCATTGATTAGACCAATTCCTACACCCCACATGAACCTGCTCCTGTAAGATCGCAAACATCCATTTCTTCAAAGATAACATCTTTATTCTTTAGAGCTTCCCCATAGGGAACTGAAGTCAAAGGTTGTCCCCCTCTAGCTCCATTTGGATAGCACGTAAATCCTCTAAGGCGAGTTGCATACTTTCCCAGCGTCTCTGTAAATCTAGCCACTGTTCCTTCGTTATTGGATTCACTTCCCCATTCAGGGAGATTGATTGTGCTAGATATGGACATGTCCACGTAGTCTTGGATGTCGGCTTGGAATTTAATTCGTTGTTCATACTTATCACTCAAATCAACAGCGGTTTCAATTGCGTCTGGACTGATTCCAAAGTCTCGGATAAGTGTTTGAGCTGTTCCATCAACAACAAATTGATATTTCCATTTGGTTCCTTCGGAAAGGAATCTGCGTTTGTAAGAAACTGCAAAGAGAGGCTCAATCCCCGTTGTAGTTCCTGCAAGAATTCCGATGCTACCCGTAGGCGCAATTGCTCGATAAGCGACGGGTCGTGAAATATAGAATCTGTCACAATGTTCATTTGCTGATTTTTCACTTTCTTGTTGATAGACCTTAAGCCATTCTTTAAGTTCAGGAGTTACTTCATACTTCTGTCCCCTCTTTAGGAGCCACTCGTGAATTCCCATGAGCCCAAGACCGAGCCTACGGTTCTTTTCCCGAATCTTATAGACTTTTTCGTATGGTAGATCAGCCCGTAGGGTGCCGCATACAAGAAACTTGGACGCCAAGGAAACAACGGACTCAAAGGTTTCCAAATCCGGAATATTGCCGAGATTGACAGAGCCAAGATTACAAACATCTGAATCATCCTCAGAAGTAACCTCAGTACAAGCATTCCTGAGAGTTTCATTTTGTTTCTTTCCAAAATTAAAAGAGAAACCCGGTTCTCCTGTTTTCAAAGCCTGTTTACAATTTTCAATGAAGACAGGATTCTCAGCTAAACTATTGGCTACAATATTTCCCTTCACATCCTTAAGATAACCACCCAAACTAGTATCATCATAATTGACAGAGATGTTAGTCATATCAAGAGGAGCAGGGAAGTTAAAGTCTTTCTCTTTCAATCCTCTAAGTTCTGGTGACCAGTTTTTGGCAGTAAGGAAGTCACCAATATCCTCGTGTTGCCAAGACAAACTTCCATAGATTGCAGAGCGTCGAGAACCTCCCTGCATAACATTACGTCCGATTTCGTTAATTGCATACATAAGTGGAATAGGCCCCGATGCAGTACCGCCAGTTCGTGACAATGCCTTTCCAGATGCTCTGAGTCGAGTGTAGTCAATTCCAATACCTCCACCTGTCATTAGACAGCTCATAGAACGCCATGTGACGTTGCTCCATTCTTCCCGTGTATCTTCTTCTGCTCTAAGCAGAAAACAATTGTTATAAGCTTTATAAGGGCGACCAGCATAATATAGATAACGACCGCCGGGAATAAACTGCATCTTCTTGATATATTGTGCTAGTTGTTTTCTATCACCTTCATTCATCAATACTGGAAGAGTTCCCCATCTACTTCCACAAACATCTTCAACGAGCCTATCAGCAAGTTTATCCCAAGTATCATCTGGCCCTTGGCTGTATTTCGCCTTGAAAATGTTTTCTCCAAAACTATTGCGGAAACGTGTCATAGTTTAATAATTTTTAGGGGCACGTCTATAATGCCCCTTTCTTTCTTATATTGTTTTAGTTCTTGTTCTTGTTTCATCCTACAGGGTTCACAAATTCCTTTGCGAATCCATGTATTATGTATTGGGCATTTTCGGGGTTTCTTCTCGATAGGTATCTGGTTTATCTGAGTACACATAGTCATAGATTTCTTTCTCTGCATCTTTTTCTACGAGTTTACGAACAATATATTTCTTTTTATATTGTTGTTTGTCCATAGGAACAGTCTCATCATGGGAAAGTTTTTTCATTTTATTCTACAGCTTGTGCCAGTTCATAACGGAATTGATAAATAAGGCCTAGTTCATCCAAGATGACTACTAAGTCAGACATATCACATTCAACCAAATCAAGGAGATTAGTAACATCGAGTTTTGCTTCAATAAGTTGTTTAAGTTCTTCAATGTCGATGTTCATGCGGAGATAATTAGTTTACTTTCTAGAGGCTCTGTAAGTTTGTTGTACCAGTCCATAAACAATACAAAAGCATCTTTGGGGGTTAGACAGTGGGGTTTGAATTTTTGTTGGGGTTGGAACAAGACTGGCACCCAATCTCTTCCTCTACTATCTAAGAGGTAGGTTGCTTCCTGATAAGAAGCCTTTTTATCTGCATACTTAATGTTTTCAGTAAACGTGTTAACATTGAATTTATCATTGATAGCTTTCTGTACAGTTTCTTCAATAGCTTTATAATCTGGAAGATATTGTTTTACAGGTGAAGGAATATCAGATAGATAGGCTTCAGATGCATCGTGCAAGAGAGCTGCTAGTTGATCTTTTTCTTGACACATAGCAGCAACCATAACAGAATGTTCAGCAACCGAATAAAACTGTACATGGCCACTAAAACGACATTGATTAGAAAGAGAAAAAGCAATGTCCTTAATATCAATTTCATCGGGCTCAGGGTGGAGGAAATGAACCTTCCTACCCGTGACTGTCTCAATATAAGGTTCAAACATCTTTACCTTTCGTGCGGGCTTCAATTTCCCTATTGAGATACCAAACAGCTTTCTTCAAATCTTCTACACCATTCTTAAGATCAGCACGCCACAAATATTTCATTGCATTGCCCATAAGGAAATTCATGTGTTGAGTAATTTGAATACATTCAATACCACTTGGATGATTGGTATAATGCTTGGGATGATTTACTGGATCATTCACAGGATTTGTATCGTGTTGAACAGACTCTTCCCACATCTTTTGTGCTTCTGTAGCCCTTTTAGAAGCTATAGGGGCGTGCCAATCACTCCACATATCCTTAATATCGTGTTCATTAATCATTTGTATCGTCCATTAATATAATCTAAACTAAGCCACATTTCGTCAAAACTGCCATTCTTAACATCATGTAGCATAAAACATCCACGCCAGTGTTTATTTCCTTGAGCACCCATATATTCTTCATCATGCTCATAACAACTACCAGCAATAATGGAAGTGATTGTTTCACCATTAGCCTTGGTTGCATAAGCAATTTGCTTGCCTTGTTGATGTCCTGCTACACAAGACATATTGGTTTTCCTCAGTTGAGCAGCAGCAGTAGAAGCAGGGCGGCCAGCCACACCGGTAACGAAATAATGAGAAAACGCCACATCATTGATAATGACGACATCCAAGAATGGATAAACCTCCCAACCATACTTGTCATATTGAAGATGTTCAACTGACAACACCCCTTCCAATTTAGGATCACCATCCACTGCCCGAGCAATTCTATTTTCGTGGTTGCCTAAGGTCAAGATC